ATCTACAACGGTACAGCAGTAAGTTTATAATAAAAGGAGGCATTTATGACATTTGAAGGACAATACCTAACTTATGCAGAATATCAAGAATTAGGTGGTTCTGCAATTGGCGAAATGCCTTTTAATCTATTAGAATTTGAAGCAAGAAGAAAAATTGATATAAGAACGCAAAATAGACTTAAAGATGTTGATAGTGGAGATATACCACAAGAAGTTAAATTGTGTGAATATAATTTGATAAATAGTATAAATGAATTTGCAAGTGCTATGACTAATATTTCTAACAACGGAAATATTGCTAGTTTTAATAGCGACGGTTATAGTGAAAGCTACATAACACCTGTACAAATACAAGATGTTGTAAAATCAAAAAGTGTTGAACTTGATGATATAGTTAGGACTTACTTGTTAGGAGTAATTTTTAACGACCAACACTTAATGTATTTAGGAGTTGACTAATGGTTGTTAATTCAAGCGTTACTATTTATCATAAAGATGGATTAGATATAGCAACACATTTGGAAAAATGGACTAGATATAATTATGATAATGTGTGGTTTTTTGGTGGCAAGGGTGCTGGAATAAATAAAGGATATGCTGATGCAAATGACGTACAGGTGCGAATACCTTACGACCTTAACGATGGTTTAGATATAAATGATTTTGCAATTGGTGATATCATAGTGCAAGGCACACTTGATACTGATATAAGCACACAAAAAGATTTGAAAGACTATTTAATTTATAATGTTACGAGCATAACTAATAATAACTTTGGTAAGTCTAAGCATATTCATCTTGGAGGTAAATAATGCCTGTCAAAATGCAACCAACAAGTAGTATTAAAGCACATTTAGGAATAGAACCAAATGGACGTGTACAAAGAAAATTTCAGGCTCTTTGTTATAGATATATGGATAAATATGTTCCTAGATATGAAGGAAATTTAAGAAAAAGTGTTGATTTAAGTGACCAAACAAAAATTGTTTATAATAGTCCTTACGCACATTATCAATATGAGGGCAAGCTATATGTAATGGATAATGGTAAAGGCGCTTATTATAGCCCTAAATATGGATTTTGGAGTGATAAAGGAATGGCTAAACACGATAGTGGCAAACCTTTAACTTATCATACAGGTGGTACAGGAGACCACTGGGATGAAAGAATGGTAAGTGCTGAAATGGGCGACTTAGTCAAAGATTTACAAGCCTATATAGATAGAGGTGCATAATGGAATATGAAAAATTAAGAATATCAAAGTTGCGTGAGTATTTGTTTGGAGTTATAAATACCCTTACCGAAAATAGAAACTATCAAATAAATGCTGATATGTTAAGTAATGATATAGATAATTATAGCCTTGATAAGATACCCACTGCTAGCGTTGTTAGTAGATGGATAAGTGGTGTTGAAATACATAGAGATGTTTATTCATTTAGAAGTCGCATGGCTTATTCACAAGATACTATTGATAATTTAAGTAATATAGGATTCTTTGAACAATTTGAAAATGCTATAAAAACTAATAATGAGGAAGGCATATTGCCTGATATTGATAATATAGAAAGTATTGAATGTTTAAATTGTGGCACTCTTAATAATACTGATGGTGTAACCGCTGAATTTGACATTCAAATACAAATAACTTATAGAAAGTAAGGTGAAAAAATGGCAAAAGTAGATGTTAGCAAATTAATACCTAGCGACATTGAAAAGTTAGATAGAGATAATTCACTAATGACTTTTATCGATGTAACTCCAACAGCTCAAACAATGCAACTTGAAGTATTAGGTATTGGTATAACTGATTACGGTATTTCATATAATCCACAAGTAGACCAAGAAAAATGGATTATTGAAAAGAATGCTAGAAATGTACATAGTTCTAACCAAAAACAAGGAAGTGTATCTCAAACAGCTTACAAAGGCGACCCAGTATTTGAATTTGTTGCTGATGGTAGAGATAAATTAAATTACAAAACACATATTGTTGATGTAGATATATTTGCAGAAGATAATGGTATTTACCCAGCTAAAATGACTGATGGCGTAATTGCAATAACACAATTTGCAAATGAAGACGCAGTTGTAGAATATGATTTATATTATGATGGAGACGCAGTCGAGGGTACTGTAACATTTGATGATACTACTGGAAAACCAACATTCACAAAAACAGTTGGTTTATAATAAAACCTTTGAAGAGGGTTAAAGGGGAGACCCTTAACCTTCTTTTATTTTAAATTTAGAGAGGAGATTATAATATGACGGATAATATTATAAAGTTAAATAAAGACGATATATTAAGATTGGAAATAGTAACAAGCGATGGAGAAAAAACAGGCAATTATTTGGAATTTAATTTAGAAGATATAGAATTGCCTTTAAAATATCAAGAATTGCTAGAAAAAGACGAGAAAAACAAAAAAAATTTAAGAAATCAATTGTTAATAATTGAAAAAAGGCAAGATGTTAAAGGAAAGAAATTATTTTCTAAAAATCAAGAAGATGAAATTAAAGCATTGAATGACTTTTTTAAAAAAGAAAAAGAAGTATATGACTTGTTTTTAGGCAAAGGTGGATTTGATAAATTGCTAAATGGTAGAGCAATGACGTGGACTGTTTTTCAAGAAATAGATGAGTTAATAGTTAATCAAATATTGCCGCACTTAGATTTAAGCATGACAAGAATACAAGACAAAGTTAAAGAGAAATATAGCCAAGCAGTTGCTAGAAATAAAGAAGTGTTAAAATAATGTATCCTGAATATGTAGAAGTTGAAGGCAAGAGATATAAAATTAACACTGACTTTAGAGTTGCTATTGAATGTAATAGGATTGCTGAAGATGACACAATAGGCAACTTAGAACGCGCTTTAGGCGTTATATACACGCTTTTTGGCGATGAAGGTATAAATACACCAGACCACTATGAAAGGTTGCTAGAATTGGCTCAAAAATACCTTGTATGTGGTAAAGAGTTAGAAGATAACATTAATGAGAAACCTGATATGGATTATATTGAAGATATGGACTATATCGAGGCTAGTTTTATGAGTGATTATCACATAGATTTAGCAAATGAGACTATGCACTGGTGGAAGTTTAATAATTTAATGAATGGATTGTCTAATAGTGAAATGGGTAATTGTTGCGTATTAAATAGAATCAGAAATTTAAGAACGTTTGACGTTAGTGAAATTAAAGATAAAAAAGAACGCGATAAAATACTTAAGGCTAAAAAGCAAGTAGAATTAAAGAGATATAAGAATAAAAACAAGAAAAAAGCAACTGAAAAAGAAAAACAAAGTGCTATGAATTTCTTAAATAAGTTAAGAAAGGAGTGATTTAATGGAAAATAAAGTTGTAATTGGTTTAAAATTAGATACAAAAGGATTTGACCAGCAAATAAAAGCAACAGAAGCAGAATTAAATAGATTGGTAAAAAGTTACGAAAAAGCACTTAATCCTCCAAAAGGATATGAAACAAATGAAAAAACTTTAAGTAATTTAGGAGTGCAAATAGAGCAAACAAAAAATAAATTAATTGGATTAAGGCAAAAACAAGAAGATTTAAACACAACTAATTTATCAGGAATGTCATCACAATTAAATAAAATTGGCAATGGCATTGAAGGTGTAATTAAAAAGGTTGTGCGTTGGGGATTAGCTGTTTTTGGGATAAGGTCAGCTTATAATTTTATTCGCAGTTCTATAAGTACTTTATCACAATATAACGAAGGAATAGCGACGGATATTGAATATATAAGATTTGCGCTAGCAACTACATTGCAACCAATTATTGAAAGAATAATACAATTAGCATATACGTTGTTACAATATATAGGTTACATTGCAAAAGCATGGTTTGGTGTTAATATATTTGCAAACGCAACTGTAGACGCATTTCAAAAGCAAAAGAAAGCAATGGGCGGTACAGTTAAGCAAGCAAAAGAACTACAAAAAACACTTGCAGGATTTGACGAAATGAATATTTTACAAGAAGATGGGACCACTAAAACAGGAGGAGGTGGAGGTGGAATACCTACTCCTAGTGTTAATTTAGGGGAAATCGGAGAAAATGATAATATAACAGGAATAGAAACTTGGTTAAAAAAAGTTAGGGACACCTTTAATAAGACATTTGATGATATTGAAAAAAATGTTATAAAAGTTATGAAGGGACTAGGCTTTAGCCAAGATTACATAAATGCTTTTAAATTGACAGCTGAAGGTATTAAAAAAATATTCAATGGAGTTGGTGAATTTATTTATGGCTTTGGTCAAACAATTGTCGGATTATTGACTGGTGATATTGAGCTAGTAAAAAAAGGCTTTGAAAATTTAGGGAATGGTATTAAAACAATATTTGGAGGAGTACTTCAAACAATAACTGGAATATTTACTCAAATTATAGTTATTGTTACTGACACCTTTAAAAAGATTCCAGAGCTAATGTATAATTTATTTATAAAAAGAGGAAATAAAAGTTTTGATGATTTTAAAAATGAAACACAGCAAAAATTTAGAAATATGGTTGAAAACATTAAAAGTCTTTTTACAAATTTAGGATTAGCCGTAGGTAATGTTATAGGAAGTGCTTTTAAAGGCGTAATAAATGCAGTTTTAAGAAAAATTGAAAGCACTCTAAATACACCAATTAATGCAATAAATAATTTGACAAGTGCAATTAATAAATATACTCCTTTTAAATTAGGCAGATTATCTACGTTTTCATTACCAAGACTTGCGAAAGGTGGTATTGTTAATTTGCCTAGTAGAGGGGTTCCAATTGGTAGTGCAATAGCAGGCGAAAGTGGACAGGAAGGTGTAATTCCTTTAACTGATTCACAACAAATGGCATTATTAGGTGAGGCAATAGGTCGCTATATAACAGTAAATGCTAACATTACTAACACAATGAACGGTCGAGTAATAAGTAGAGAAATACAAAGGGTGCAGAATAATAGTAATTTTGCAATGAATAGGTAGAGGTGACAAAATGTTTATTAATAAGAACAGTATAATAATTGATGGTGTTAATATGGGGCAATATATTACTGAGGCTAAGTATAGTTATAATAAATTATGGGCGTCAGATAGTGGCAGAAATTTGTCGGGTACAATGGTGGCAACTCTTGTTGGAATTTATCCAAAGATAATACTTGAATTTGGAAGATTAACAAAAGAACAACTTGAAGTTGTAATTTCTATATTAGACAAGCCATTTCAAAATACAACTTATTACGACCCATATAAAAAAGAAAATGTTACAATGCGTACTTACACAGGAGACTATGAAGTTAGCGATAAAAATATAATTAGTGGTGATACTAAAAATGAAAGTTTTAGTTGCTCATTTATAGCAGTTAGTAAGAGGGTGTAAAATGAGAACACATACGAGCGAATTTAAAGAAGAATTAAAGGTGTTTGGTAGACAAATAAAGGGTAAGATAACATATTATCCTAGTTACAATTTAGTTAGTGAGAGTGATGATAATATTCTTACCGAAGCTGATTTGCAAATAATATCAGAACAAGCTAATTATGAAGAAGCAATTGAAATAAACGAAGAAGATATATTCTCAATTAGTATTATAAAAAACGGAGATTTATTACAGAGCCTTATGAAAGAGTTTGACTTTGAAACAAAGGTTGAATTAAACATAGGCTCTGTGGTTAATCCACAATTTGGATTGTTAGTTAATGGAAATTATGAATACTTAAACTATGGCAATTACATTATCAATTCAAAAGAGTTTAATATGGACACCGAAACATGGAGTTATGTTT